GATAGTATAATGGGGATTGATTTAATCAGAGGTGGTGTAGTTACATCAACCGAAAGAGCATTGGTGGATGTTGCAAGAATAGGGCAATTTATACTATCACCAAAAGGATTAGTTTGGTCTGTAATGCAGGTTGGTATGCAAAGAACCAACAGATATAATAAAGTATGGACTCCTATAAATTTATTAGCTGCTGTTGGCGGACAACACATTGGATTAAAACCTAAAAGACATGGGTTGTTACCATTTGGGCCCGATAATGGTAATTATGAAAACTTTGTTAGAACAGGTTATAAAACTAAATTGGAGGAATTACTAAAAGAAATTCAATCTCCTGCATTTTCTGCTATTACAAATGATGAGTTTTTAACTTTAAAAGATGGAAAGGGGGGGCCTGATAGTGTTTATGGTATTGGTAATACAACCTATACCAGAAGTACATCCAAATTAATAAAAGTTCCTGGTGTTGAAAATTTTGATACTTTTGGTAAAAATAAGCCACAGCTTATAACTGATAATAATGAATTTTTAAATTACAGTGAAATAAGTGATTTCTCTAAAAAATTGGGAGAAAAGAAAACTAAATATAATGATTTTAGGTCTAAGTATAAAGATAAACCCCTAATGTTTCCGGGAAAAAAATCTTCGTTAGATGCCAAAATAAGACATTACAAAGATAATCCTGATGGAAAATATTATGAAGAGTTTAATATAGAAAAGAAATTTGGATTTGCTAATTCTGATGCAACAATCGGAAAATCGTATAATAATAGTACCAACACCCAAGGCCCAAACACGGCGGAAAACGATTATGACGATTTAATACCACTTATTTTTCAAACAATTGATACCAGAGTTCAATTCAGAGGAACTGTTAATTCAATAAGCGAAACATTTACACCTAATTGGACAGAAATAAAATACAGTGGAAGAGCAGAAAACGCTTATTTGTATGATACATTTACTAGAGAATTAAACTTTGGATTTAGGGTTTACGCATATTCTGTTGGTGAACTTCAACCAATGTGGGTAAGATTGGAAAAATTAGGAAAAATGACAATGCCCACCTATGTAAGTTCTGGTTATCGTGGAAATATAACAAAGTTCACATTAGGAACTATGTATAAGAATTTTCCTGCACTAATTTCATCCTTACAATACGCAATTCCTGATGAATTTACTTGGGAAATTGGATTAAATCAAGGGGCAAGCGATAATGTACTCCCAATGGGTGTAGATGTTACAATTGGATTAAAGTTATTAAATAAAACATTACATAATACTGCAGACACAACGAAAATTTATGATTTTGAACGAAGTAGAGAGGGCGTTTTGGGTACTACTATGGAAGATATTCAAGAGATGCGTAGAACAGCCGTAGGTACTTTAGCATTATAATATTTTAAATAATAAACCAACACTATGAACAGATACAATACACCAAATAGATTATCAACCGATAGTGGAAAAAAATACTATCCAACTTTTAGATATCCAACGATAGTAGAAAAAACAACCGATGTATATATTATAGGTTCTTTTTCAGATAGATTAGATAATTTGGCATACGCATATTATAAAGACCCAACCTTATGGTGGATAATCGCAGAGGCAAACAATATCGGAAAAGGAGACCTGTTAGTGCCTGTGGGGAAACAAATAAGAATACCAACTGAAATAACATCTATCATAGAAGAATATAGTGCATTAAATAATTTATAGTTATGAGTAAATTAGAGAGTAAATTAGAATTTGGAACTGAGCCTGTACCTGCGGATGTGTTTTTTAATAATGAATTAGGTCAATCTGCATCTAAAATTGTTGCAGAAAGACGAGCATACGCCATATTTACTTCTACTGGTGAGGGTGTTTGTGGTGCTACCGCAGGAAGAATTGAGAGTAAAATAGTTACATCAAATTCATATGAATCTATTTTATCTGGGCCAAGATTAGTTCCACCACCATCACTAACATCCATTGATTGGTCATCCGATGGAGCAAATGATATCTATGATGGTTATTTATGGAAAGCAACGGTTAGTTTTACTTGTTATAGTCCTGAACAATTTGATAGTTTTGATATATCATTTTTTCAACATTTTAATAAAGTTAAATTGACTTTAGGTTGGTTAACGGGAAATGAAACAAACTCTGTTACTATAAATGGAACTATAATAGATTATCAATTCTCAATAAATGAAAAATTACATTACGATTGTTAAATTTAAAAGAGTCTAATACAACTACTCAACTCGGAACATTACAACTAAAACCACAATCTATAATAGGGGCTTTAAAAGCAAGGGCAATGACTGAATTTCCAAAAGTTCCAGACGGTACACACGCACATGGTGACGCATCATATGGTGTTGCAAAATTTAAATTAAATACTACCAGTTGGATATTTTTTAAAGAGGACAAGGAAGTTTATTATGTTTCTTTATCAAAACTAATTGAAACAATTAATGATAATTTAGTAAAACTAAATGGTTTTGAGGGCATATTTAAAAACATTGAGTCAGCAACGAGAGTTACAACAAAAATAAAATCAGCAAACCCAGTTTCAGTTTTAAATCAAGGTAGTGGTGGTGAATCTGCTAACTATGCCGTAGGCGCAAACTTTCGTTGGGACGGCAGTGGTGTGATGTATTTTATATCATTTGATACATTAGAAAAAATACAAAAAGAATTAATAGATGATAAATCCGATAACCCACATCCTACCAAAAATACACTTATTCAATTTATTAAACGTGTTTTGGATGAAATAAACTCATGTTTGGGTGAATCTATTAAATTGGAAATGATACCATATGGTCAATCTGGTAAATCTACTAAACATGGATATGAAATAGTTGATAGAAAAACTTTTATAAAAAAAATTAATGCTACTGATGCTAATCCATTAGATGTAAAATCAACAATTAGAAATATAAGTGTCCAATCAACAATTGATTCTGAAATAGCTTCCATTGCATTATCTGCTGCACAGAGTGGAAAAAATCAAGGAGTTGTTCAAGGTGTTTTCGGGTGTAAACCAGCTTTACCAAAGGTTGAAGAAGATAAAAATCAACTATTAACTATGTATCAATCATTTGTTGAATTGGATGAAACTATAATAGGTGATTGTGTTCAAACATTAAAAAAAATATGTAATACCGAATTACCACAAATGATTGGGTATAAGTATGGCGTTACCATTACGATTACTGTTGATGGTTATCCAAGCCATTTGTTTGGAAAAGTATTTAAAGTTAAAGGGCTACCATCAATGCTAACTAAAGCAAATGTTTATTTTATTGTTTTAAAACAAGGGCATAAATTTTCAAATGGTGACTGGACAATGGATTTGGAAGGGCAAATGATGTTTGATATAAGTGATGGTGCTAAGCCGAATGAGGGTTTTGATCCAATTGCTGGAGCGGTTGCTATACCACCACCGACTCGCTCTGAGTCACGAACAGCTGAAGAGGCTGCTCCTGCTGCCGGTGGGATTTCTAATAGTCTTTAGATAATATTTAATAATATGGCAAGAAAAAAACTATATTATGTACCAGGTGATTCCGTATCAGGCATTTCATTACAAAAACAATGGATGTTTGAGGATGGTAAAGAATATATTGGCCCATATCATCAATATAAAAGTACGGGGGAGGTATATACCGAATCCACCTATTTAAATGGTGTATCAAAGCCACTCATCCCCTATAAAAATTTGGGTGATACAAACAATAAAAATATATTTGAATATGACAAACTAACAAACAATAGTTTTAAGGATAAATACAAAACACCTATACCAATTACACCCACACCTACAGCAGAAGATTATAATCGTGGTTATATGATAAGGTATATTGTTTCTCAGTTTAATTACCCAAACATATACGAAGTTTCCCAAAAAAATTTTGGAGAATTGGATAATTCTTTGTATATTAAGAAAGAATTTAGGTGGAAGATTGAAAAACCATTTGTAAGTGATGGGCGTGTAAAGGAGATGAATAAAAAGGTTATTTCTGTCCTAAAATCTGATATACCACAAATTGACAGGTTTTTAACCAATCTAACCCAGTTCTCCCAATAGTGTCCAATAAATTGGACAGTTTTCGTGGGTTTAGAGCAAAATGTGGATAACTTTAATGAAAATTTAATCCCAAAAGCTTGGAAATATGGGGTTTCTTTCGTATCTTTACTATGTAAGATGATTGAGAAACTAACTCCCACACTATGAAAAAATATTGGAAAAAATTCAAAGTCCCATTTTATTCGCAACTCCTTTTCGCCCGTAGGATGAAAGCGCTTGGTTACAAAGTAACAAAGACTGAGGGTGGGTTGTTTAGTTCAGTTTATCGTGTTTCGGGCTACAATATTGAAGTTCTCTATTTGTAATATCAAATTTCTTTTGTATATTTGTTGAATGATTTTTAATGAAATCTCAACCACCCTGTCTGCGGACAGGGTTTTGGTGTATCCAATATATAGTTCTTTGAGCAAACACTCTGCTCAAACGGAATTATCTTGCCTATTCATTTCCGATGGGGAGATTGATTGCTGTATCAACTACAAAAACTTGGATGTAGAACCATTTGGTGGGGAATTAGACTTGAGTAGATTTAAGAAGGTATTTGTGGTAGATTTAAAATCGTTTTTATATCATTACAAAACTGATAACCTTTATGATTTACAAGCATACCTATTTCATTTGGGATTAGAATATAGTGTGAATGAGTTACCTATTCACAATGTTTTCAGACGAAGGGGAATTCCAAAGGTAGGAGATTTAATACCTATACTAAAACACTATGAGTTCTTTGGTGAATGGAAAAAATTATTTAAATCAACCAATGTAGAACCTACAAAATTTTCTACACTATACCCACACTCACTTTATAATATAGAAAAGAATGGATTTCAATCCAAAGATGGGTTGGAAATGACACAATATAATTTTTTAACATCCACCTCCCGCCCTTCCAATGCTTTCAATGGTATTAATTACGCTGCATTGAAAAAGGGGGATGATACCCGAAGCAGGTTTGTATCCCGATTTGTTGGGGGCAAGTTATTCAGTTTTGATTATGATGGGTATCACATCCGATTAATTGGAGGTTTAATAGGAAACCCCATACCAATGGACATGTCCGCTCACAATTGGTTAGGTCAACAGTATGGAGTACCTATGGAGCAAGCAAAACCAATAACCTTTAGACAACTCTATGGTGGGGTGCAGGATGAGTATAAACACATACCATTCTACGAATCGGTTTCTATCGTAATTGATAGGTTATGGGATGAATATTTGTTTAATGCTGGGGTTGAAACACCAATATTTAAACGGCTTATTAGAAAACTGCCGGAAATGAACAAAAATAAACTATTTAACTATATTTTACAAGCATTAGAAACGGAAAGAAACATACTTATTATAAATAAACTAAGTAAACAATTAGAGGGTTATAAATCAGTACCTGTTCTTTACACTTATGACTCAATCCTATTTGATGTATCCGAAGATGAAATAGATACATATCCACAAAAGGTAAAAGAGATTATGGAGTGGGGTGGATATCCTGTAAAGGTAGAGGTTGGAGATGACTATAAGAATATGTTTACTATATAATAAAGATATTTATACCTATGGAGAATAATAGTTTTATAGATAATATACTGAATGAAATAACCCAACTTACTTGGAATGAAATAAGGGGTGAACTCACAAACCCACATAGCACAAAATCTATTAATGCGATTACTCAGGTAATAGAGGAATTGTATGGTAGTGATATTGCTTATGAATTTCGTAAAAGTTTGTTAGAGCAATCCCCAACACCTCCAACGGAAGAAAAACCTAAAGAGGAAAATCCATTAGAAAAGGATTTGGATGCGATTAAATTTGGTATGATGACCGATGTTGAAAAAGAAGCATATCTGAAAAAGAAGCAGGAGATGGAACAATCGGGTACAATGGATTTAGAAGAAGATGTTTGGGTTAAGAATAAAAAATCAGGTTCAGTATATCAGGTTAAAAAATTTAATAAAACAACACAAGACACAGCAACCAAAAGTGATATAGCAAAAGCAGAAAAAGAAAAATCGGATAGTGGAGATTCAAACTCCGATTCAGATTTTCCAAATTTAAAAGTTCAATCTCAAATGAAAGAGGAACAGGCCTCTCTTGAGAGAGATAGAGATATGGGTATTGCAGGTGCAGGTGGTCCGGTTGCATCGCAAGGTGAATCTCGTTATTGTAATACGATGAATACCTATGATGAAGAAAAATTCAAGTCTGAAAATAGAGAAGCTATTGATGCTAAAAAAGAAAAGTTTAAAAAATCAAAATTAACTGCTAACAACGCTCGTGATTTAAAAGCGTTAGGATTAAATCCTGATTCAGATGACGCCGCCGAATATATTGCAACTCGTGAAATATTTGCAGAAAAAGAGTTAGAAAGAATAAAAGGTATTAAGGGTTCGGTTTTTTACTTAAAAGGAAAAGCTGGGTTTGAAGAAAACGAAGAGGCGTATAAAGAATGGGCTCGAACCGCGTATGATGGTACTTTGGCTACAAGAAAAATTCTAAAAGAAAATACTTCATTAGATACATCAAAACCGCATACCACTGTACAATCTACAACTGAACTTGATAATAAGACTCAATCTATTTTAGAGAATAAATTAAAAAACGCCAAATTAAGTGGTGATAAAAACGCAATTAAACACTATGAAGATGAAATAAAATCTTTTAGTAAGTATAGAGAGTATCACGATACATATGTAATTGGTGAGGATAAAAACGGCAATATGACTATTGTATCAATATCCAATAAAAAAGATAGTTCGTTACGTGACCCACAAAATAATACCACTCCTGCAAACCGATTTAAAATCATTAAAGAACAATATGGTAACGATGTTGCGAATACGGTAGTCAAATCACTTGATAGGAGTATTTCTGAGGTATCGGATGTTAAGAAGGCAACTGTTAATCGTACCAATGATATTGAAATTAGCGATTCATTTGCTAAAATATGTGATACTCCCGAAATGAAAAAATATATGAATAAACTAAAATCTAATAAAGGATACTTAAAACATCTTCAAGATAAAGGTCTTGATGTGAATAAACTATCAAGTAAAGAATTATTAGTTGAGATGCAAAATCGCTCTCGTGATTTGATTGCTAACGGAAAAACCCCGGCATATGAACCATACGGTAAGATTACCATTAAAATTGGAGAATTTGCTCAAAAGGCAAATTTTAAGAAAAAATATCCAAAAATTAATTTTGATGATAAATCGGTTTTGGATTCTATTGATACAAAAGAGTCGGAAAAGGATATTGTCAATGCATCTCATAAAAAATTGGTGGATACTATTAATAATGCAGATGCCGAAGCCGGTTATCCAAAGGATGGTATAAACGGGCCACATACGCAAGGATACATTTCAACCGTAATGGATGCAATGCATTTTGATTCATACATAGATGGTGGTGATGGTAAAATGATTTTACAAATGGGTATTAGAGGTGCACAACCCGAAAATATTCGTAGTTGTTTGGCTGAACAAACTGGATTCAAAGGGGATACTTCAACATCAAAAGGTAAAGCTGATTTAAAAAAATATTTAAGAGAAAAATGTAAAATAGATGCATCTTCAGGTTCAATCTTTATTAAAGATGAAAATGGGACTCGCTCTATTGCTGAGGATACTTGGAGAACTGCGGGAACTGCCCAAAAGGTAGCAAGTGGGTTTGGAAAAGATATGAGAAGCTGTATTTCTAAAAAAGTAGATAGTAAAAGACAAAAATAACGGAGCTATGAGTGAAAACACAATTACTGATAACATTTACAACCGAACTTAAATGCGATTCTGATTTAGGTACTATAAAAAATGGATTTACTCTTTTCAGTAAGAAGATATTCGTATTGACTTTAGAAAATTCAGAAGAGTTGGTTATCAGCTATAATATCATCCCATCACCATCATCAAAATTTTTACCAAATACAATTATGGTTCATAGAAAAAGAGAAACAAACACCTTATATACGATAAACGCCCTTAACAGGCTTATTCAATCGTTAAATGGTGGTATCTTAGATAAAAACTATATGTTGAATTGGGATGATTATAAAAATGGGGTATTATTAACCTCTGATGATAGTTTTAAATTCATGCGAACTACTATTTATAGAGTAGAGAATTTAGATTAAAAAAAATAAAAAATAATTTTTTTGAAAAAACATTTGGAATTGTCAACTAAATGTTGTATATTAGTGACTATAATTTTTGTTTAACCTATTAAAAAATGGAGTAATTATGGCAATTGACTTAAATGCAATCCGAAACCGTTTGAATTCACTTCAAACAAAAGTACAAAAGACTGATACCTTATGGAAACCGAATCCAGGTAAACAGCAAATCCGATTAGTGCCTTATGTGCACAACAAAGAAAACCCTTTTATTGAGTTGTATTTCCACTTTGATTTTGGTGGTAAGACGATTCTATCACCCATTTCTTTTGGTGAGAAAGACCCTATCGTTGAATTTTCAGAGCAATTGAAAGCAACAAAGGATAGGGAAGATTACAATCTCTCTAAGAAGTTGACACCAAAGATGAGAACTTATGTTCCTATTTTGGTAAGAGGTGAGGAATCAGAGGGTGTAAAATTTTGGGGCTTTGGTAAGCAGGTTTACCAAGAAATCCTTGCGTTCTTCGCAGACCCAGATTATGGTGATTTGACCGACCCAATGAGTGGTAGGGATATCACTGTAGAATTCAAATCAGCTGCAGAGGTTGGTAAATCTTATCCTGAAACATTTATTAGGGTAAAACCAAATACCACACCTATGACTGAAGATAAGAATATCGTTCAGTTGGTAAAAAATCAAGCTGATTTAACAACCATTTTCAAAAGATATACCTATGATGAGTTGAAGGTTATGTTGGAGGTTTGGTTGGAAACTGGTGAGGTAAAAGAAGAAGCAAAAGCAGAACAACCTGCAGTTGTAGAATCCACACCAACAACAACGAAAGCTAGTTCAGTAAAAGAAGCATTTGACGACCTTTTTAACGATTAATCAGTATGAGTAAACCTAAAGTAGATATAGTTCGTGATGAACTATCTACCATACTCGCTGATAATCTTAATAAAAAATTCAAATCCCAACACAAAGTAGCTTATTATTTAGATGGTTCAGAGCAGACACCCACCGACTTAGACGAGTGGGTGTCTACTGGCTCTGAAATGTTAGATTTGGCTATTTCAAACCGAACCAATGGTGGTTTACCTGTTGGAAGAATTTGTGAAATTACAGGGCTGGAAGGTAGTGGTAAATCGTTAGTAGCGGCCCACTCAATTGCGGATACGCAAAAGAGGGGTGGATTGGGTGTGTACATTGATACTGAAAACGCACTTAATCAGGAGTTTTTGGCAGCGATTGGTGTTGATTTGAAAAAGATGCTGTATGTTCCATTGGAAACGGTGGAAGATATTTTTGAAGCAATTGATTCAATTATTGATTCGGTAAGAAAATCTGATAAAAAGAAATTGGTTACAATTGTAGTGGATTCCGTAGCAGGTGCATCAACAAAGGTTGAGATTTCAGCCGATTATGACCAGGCGGGATACGCGACTCAAAAAGCAATTATCATTTCAAAAGCAATGCGTAAAATCACCAACTTAATTGGTAGAGAAAGAATCACTCTTATCTTTACAAATCAATTAAGGACCAGGATGGGGGTAAGTTTTGGCGACCCTTGGACTACATCTGGTGGTAAGGCAATCGCATTCCATTCAAGTTGTAGAATCCGTTTGAAACAAATGGGCCAGTTGAAAGCAAAAGTTGGTGGTGTGGAACAGGTGATTGGTATTAAAACCCGAGCACAGGTTATTAAAAACCGAATGGGCCCACCATTACGCTCAATTGATTACGATATTTACTTTGATAGTGGTATTGATAACTTAGGTTCTTGGTTAGAAATGATGAAAACCTATAAATTAGCCAATCAAAGTGGTGCGTGGTATACTTGGGTGGATAACGAAACTGGTGAAGAAATAAAGTTTCAAGCAAAGAATTTTCCTGATATTCTTCAGACTCGTGCTGATGTGAAGGAAAAAATCTACAACGAAATTTGTAATTCTTACATTCTTTCGTACAAAGAAGCATCCGATGAAGCAAATGTTGATAATATAGAACTATCCGATTTTGATGACTAAGAATTACAAAGATTTGTTGAGTAAGTTGGGACAAGAAAACCAACCGGTTTTAAATCAAAACTTAAATGATAAAGTCCTTATCATTGATGGGTTGAATATGTACATTCGAGTTTTCGGAGCAGTCCCTGCTCTCAACGATGATGGTGAACACTGTGGTGGTATAACAGGCTTTCTGTTATCCACCGCAGCCACTATTAGAAATTTGAACCCTACTCGTGTTATCATTGTATTTGATGGTAAGGGTGGTTCGCACCGGAGGAAAAAAATGTACTCCGATTATAAAGGTGGTAGAACAGGCCTTACACGACTGAATAGATTGCAGGGATATGAAGATATAGAGGACCAGCAGGAATCTATGCGTAAGCAATTCATTCGTTTGTATGAGTATCTTCAAAACCTACCCGTAACTCTTTTGCAGGTGGATTATGTGGAAGCAGATGATTTGATGGCTTGGATGGCTAACCACTATTTTAAAAATGAGGTGATATTACTATCATCTGATAAAGATTTTTTACAATTGGTGAATGAACGAATTAAAGTTTATTCACCTATTAAGAAAATAATGTATGATGAATCAATTGTCAAAGAAGAGTGGGGTGTAATGCCTCAAAACCTTATTTGGTATAGGGTTATTATGGGCGATTCATCGGATAACATTAAAGGTGTGAATGGGATTGGTAAGAAAACTATTTTAGGTAAAATGGATTTCTTAAACGATGGGGAGTTAGATTATAATGAGTTTATCACTGGAATTAAAGAACGGTGCGATGATAAACTATCAAAAAAATTATTGGAATCAGTAGAAACCATAGAATTAAACTACGATTTGATGCAATTAAAATTACCTGAAATATCAACATCAATTATTTCAAATACGAGAGATATTTTAGATAATCATCATCCAAAGTTAAATTTATTGGAGTTTAAAAAAATGTTTATGTATGATAAGTTATATACTGCTTTTGCGAATGTAGATTTGTGGTTACGGAATAGTTTTATGAGATTGGATAATCTTTTAAAAAATAATTTTGAAAAAACCAAATAAGGTTGTATATTAGTATCATATGGAAAAATTTGGAAGTAAATTTGGAACGGGGTTTCAAACTAAAATCTTATCCGCTTTATTATCGGATATGGTTTTTAGTAGACAGATATACGATATATTAAAGCCGCAATATTTTGACTCAGAAGCATCAGAATGGTTGTGTAAAACGATTTTAGAGTACATAGATACCTACGAATCCAAACCAACATTAGATGTTCTTAAAACGAAGATAAGCCCCATTGAGAGGGATATTCTAAAAACATCAGTAATAGATACCTTAAAGCAGGTTTGGCGGGATTTAGAATCAGATGATTTAGATTATGTAAAAGAAGAAACTTTAAACTTTTGCACAAATCAATCACTTAAACAAGCTATCTTAGATTCAATACCACTTTTAGAGCAGGGTAAGTATGATAAGATAAAATCAACCATTGATACTGCTATGAAAGCAGGTCAACCAACGGATGTT